GTCGTCGCACGAGCAAACTTACCAATAATAGGAGCTGTCTCCAGTCGCTTAGACACAGAAGCGACAGCCGATGCCACGCTTGAAACGGGGCCATCGTATTCGTCCTTGCCTTGTAATGTGAGTTCGGCTGTAGCAGCACTCAACTCAACATCCTCCAACCACGCAAACGTGTCAATAGTAATTGAGGTCGAAGCAGAAGCACTTGCAGCACCGAGAACGGCGGCAATATAGTACTTCAAGACACCCATCGTTTTGGCCTCCGCCGCTGTTTGTAGCGGCAGCCAATTAGTAGCCTTAAAGAATGGCAACTCCAAATGCCCACCCGAGTTATCGGCTGGATGGAGCCACACACCTGGCAATTGTGACAATGGGATCAACAAGAGACTGTCTGTTGTAGGATTAGTTCGAATCACAGAACTACGTGAACCTGTATTGGCCACGTTAGTGTTGGGCTCGTAAGCAATTCGTAAACATCCAAAGTGGAATGGTGTAGCGTTCACAACAAATTTTAGACACAACTTAGCTCTCAAATAAGCATAGTTCGTCAGTTTCTGTTTAATAACACTATTATTTAGGTATAAATACCAGGGTTCTATTCCAGCACCCAAGTAGCCAAGCGAACTGGCCGTGGTCCACCCGCGAGCGTCGATCAGAGTCGGACGGCTTAAAAAGCGCGCCAAATCTGTGTTCGAAGTTGCATCAGCGGAAGCAATCGGATTGGGCACATACTGTACCTTCTCTTCATCTCCCACCGAGTTATCAACAAACGTCAACACCTCACTGGTAATGTCGCCAGCCTCTCCAGACTGGACTTCGTACTCACTATATTTACTCTCGGGAGCTGAGCAGCACTCTCCTAAAGCTGTGGTATTTCTGGCAACCACATCAACGTCTTTACAACATATTAAATAGACTTTGAACAACCAGTAGATACAATTCCCCGCGTGGCTTAACGCAAAGGAAGGTGTGACTTTCCGAGTCACAAGCCCACAGGGGAGCTTAATTTTAGATGCTTTGGTTAGCGTGCAAATGGAAACGCATAAATAAGGTTCTATTTAGAACCTACGACGGTGGCACGACAAACGGCACCACACGTAAACTAATACAAAGTCCAACATCATTGAATTGTAAATATAACAAGCACAAATAGGTAACAACAATCTTATGAACACATAATTATCTATGAAAAAACTAACACAATGGTACCGAAAGGGTAAATTACTCTTCAGGTTGAACCAAACGTATGTAAACATATAAAAATAAAAGGATAAATACAAAACTGCACTAACTCTACACATCGTATAGAAATTTTCCCACGTAGCCTCATCGAATTCGACAATATCAGCTCCTTGCACTTCCATACCAGATGAGGCTTCCTTAAACCGGGCCTCCAACTGATCATAAGTGGGAAAGGTGGACTTAGTGACATAAAGAGAGTAGGGTTCCTCACTAAGCAAACCCATAAAATAGGTACGCATCTCTTCAAACTTCTCCTCTCCATAGAAGAAGTACTCCTGCACGGCACTCCCAACAACTCTTACGAATTGCGAGTACTTATCCAAGGTGTCGGACGGGACCCACACAGTAAGCGACTTGAAAATAGACTCCTCTTCAAGAGGACATAAGTAGCATTGCATGCGCTCATCCCAACGCCATTTGCGCTTCAGGAAAGACGTCTCACTAATGTTGATATAGGGCACACTTTCTGACAGCTTATCAGCCATCGTGTACTCAACACCAATATAGGCTAAGCAGGCTTGAATCGTTGTGTGGTTATACCACTCACGAAGCTTACTCACACCCAAGGTGTTATCATCACCATAAGTGAATAGGGCAACAAACTTCTGAAAATCAGAAACAATTTGAGCAGGGTTCATAGCGCGATAACAATACCGCATATACAAACTATTCACCAAGGAGTT